ATGAGTAACGAATTGCATCAAGAAACAGAAGAAGAATTGATGGAAAGATTTGATAAAGAAATGCGTGTAGCATTACTAGAAGAAGCTAATCGGCTTCGAAAAGAAAAAGGATACCCCCTTATAACGGAAGAAGATGTATCGGATATAGATACATTAAGTAAATTGAAAGAATATGGAAAAAACGAGTAAAATGAACAATGCCATCGGATCTCCGGTGGCATTGTTTATTAAAGACTCTTAAGATATTCTCTGAGTATAGCATGTTTGCGTGTATGATTGATAAAGGTTTCACGATACATTTGTTCACGTTCTTGCTGTTTTTCTTCTTCTGTTCTAGTGTCTTGATAGCCGAATTCAGCAAATACATCTTTGGCATCTTTGTAATATTTTTTTCGCTCTTCTTCAGGAAGGTTCTGTATAGACTCGGTTTCTGCAATTGCTTCACGGAGTTTTTGAACCTCTTTTTGATGATCTTCTTCAGTAAAACCACAAAAAGTCATTTCATAGATAATTACGGCTAGCAGTTTATCAGCACCAAATGAATTAATATTTGGGAGGAATAATTCATAACCTAATATTTCATTCCACGGCGAGAATTCAAAAGCGTAACTAGAAGGTAACGTAGTTGTTTCTAAAATTTGCTCAATATCGTTTAAGCCGAGTGACTGTATATTTTTCAGTGTACTGAGCATGGAATCGGATAAAAGACTTTCATCTATTTCGTTTTTGGAAAATAGTAAAGCATCAGGAGTTTCTTTTCCATCATTAAGGAATGAAACACCAAATATTATGTGATTGGTATTTACAGGTTCAATCGAACGTATTTTTTGAATGTATAAAGAATGAGCTTTTTTTACGCTAAGCCTATCAGATTCATCAACTGAGGCAATTTCCATAATCACAGAGGTTACATTCTCAATATTACAAGAGTCTAATAGATCTTTGACAATCATTCCGCATCCTCCTCAATAACGCCATAATCAATAAGAATATTTTTATCCGCATTTGTTGGCATGACAATACCTAACATTTCGTAATCATAGCGTTTAACACGACGGATATTTGTATTGACGGGTTTTGGTGCATAAGCGGTTGCTTTAAAATTGCGGTATTCTTCACTTTCTTGTAAATCATCAATAACGGCATGAATTAGAGAATCAGTCACAGAAAATATATCCTTCCCATTTTCTATGGCAACTAATTCATGTTGCTTTACATGTTGATCTAAATCTCCAAGTGACCGATATAATTTATATTTTTTCATTTGTTTGTTATCCTTTCTGTTTCAGTTATTCAGATATTTCTTCTACGGTATGCTCTAATCCGTAAAATGTAAAAAGATCTAAAATTGTCCTATAGGTAGCTTTTTTTCCAGCTAATTTTTGATAGTGGGCAGAGTGGTATTTTCCGTTTTTTATTAAGACTCCCATCTGATTATTGATGGAGTTATATTCATGACGAACCGCTTTTTGCATTTTTTCATAACTGGTTAACTTTTCGACTTGTTCTTGTAGCATAGTTTCCACAATATATTACCTCTCGATCTTACGGAAAAATTTACTATCAGGTGTAAATGGAATGTTAAAATCATATCCAAGTTTATTCATTTCTTGGAGCTTTATCAGCATCAGATTAATATCAGAACCTAATGCAGCGGAAATTTGAACAACATCGTATCCTTGTTTGGCTAGTTCATATACTTTGTCATTATCTAATAAAAGATGTGAACCGAAAGCATTTGCTTCGTATTCGGTGGTATCTTTCATATTGAAAAGGACAAATTCCCGTAGCCCATCTGTTTTGGCAAGGTTACGGTGTCTTATATCATGTCCGATTTCGTGGGCAGCAACCATTTGTAGTAGATATGATTCCATTCGAGGATTTAGAAACATCATTCTGTGATTCCATCGAAAGGTGTACATACCTAATAAGTTTGTAAATGCTGGTTCATAGTATATTTTAATACCTATATTTTCTGCGATTTTCAATGCATCTCTGGTACCACATTGGCGGACAAGATTATTTGCTTGTTTAAAAATTTGATAAGAATCCAATAGAGATACACCTCCTAACATATATCGCAATATATTATTCTCAATTATTCTTTGCGGTACTTTTTAGGAGTGTATTTTTTATTATCTTCTTTACAATCGAAGTACGCTTTTTGCAATGCAATCATAACGGCATCTTTATCAGAATCGGACAACTCTCCACCTGCAAACATTCCAGATAATTCTGCCACGAGTTTTTCTGCTTGAAGTTTTCCACGGTTGCCATATTTATCACTTGCTTGAGAGACAAACTCTTCATCTTCAGTTAAAAGATAACTTGTTTCTGTATCAAGAACTTGGGCGAGACATGAGTAGAGTTCTCTTTTCCGAGGATAACGTCCCTCTTGTTCATAGCCTATATATGTTCTCCTAGATACATTAACTGCAGAAGCTACTTCTTCTTGTGTAAATCCTTTTTCTAAGCGAAGCCGCCTTAGTTTTTCCCCGAATTTCATGAAGACCTCCTTTGTAAATTTAAAAATTTTTCTGCTATTGACAAGCGGAAAGTAGTTTCATATAATCAAGATGTGAAATTTACTTGCACATATATTACAACAAGTTGCACATAAATGTCAATAGGATGAAGCAAAAAAGGCTTAGATATATGATTGATGGTAATGCAAATTCCTTTGTGTGCAAATCTGTAAGTTTGGTTGCTATTATTATGTAAAAGAATATGGTAAAATGTTTATAGAGAATTCAAAGACTTAGCGTGGTGGCTGAGATTCTGAGCGGAATCGCAGGAGGGAAATCATGGTAGATACGTTTGAAAAGTTTATGGAAAAAGAATATTATAATGAGATATTTGACGCACTTAAGTCTTATATTCTGAAGAATAGAGCTAGATTGGAATTGGAAACTAATCGGATACCGAATCCGCAATATATAGAGTTGGATGATTTTAAGATATCGAATATTTTATTTTCTAATACACCGGGTTATGAAATAGAGTTTGACATGATTGTAATTGCAGATATAGAAATTCAAGGATGGGGCAGATACGACAGAGAGTCAGATAATGTGGAAGTTTGGTGTAGAATTTCATGCAAAGGATTATTACATGATGGATTAAAAAATTTTTCAATTAATAGTATAGAGCCTTATTGTAAAAGAAAATTTGAATCGGGGAACCGGTTGTCAAAACATCTTGTGCCATATGTATACGCAAAGGATTTAGATAAAGAGGCTGAGAAATTTCTAAAGAAATATTATCCGAGAGCATTAGAAAGTCCGATGCGTATTCCTGTAAAAGTAGTTGTGGAAAATATGGGGTTGAATTTAAAAATCCTTCATATTACCAAAAATTGTAATGTGTTTGGTAGAATATTTTTTGCAAATACAGAAACTGCAGTATATGATGAAGAAACGGAGAAATACAAAGAAGTAACTGTAGAGGCAGGGACAATGTTAGTTGATCCTAAAGTATTTTTTATGAGAAACATCGGATGTGTAAATAACACGATTATACATGAATGTGTACATTGGGATCGACATTCAAAATTTTTCGAGTTACAGAAGCTCTTTAATAAGAATTTGAATTCTATTAGTTGTCATGTTGTGGAAGGAGAACGACCAGAGGAGAAAAGAAACGCATTACAGTGGATGGAGTGGCAAGCGAATGCGCTAGCACCTAAAATATTGATGCCTGCTGAAATGACCAAGAGGAAAATAGAAGAGCTTCTTATCCGATACCATGTAGAGTTTAGCAGATTGAATGAAGCGGATATTATGCAAATGGTGTTGACAGAGTTGTCGGATTTTTTTGGTGTGTCGTTGCAAGCTGCAAAATTAAGAGCTGTTGATTTAGGATACAATCAGGCAGTTGGGATATTGCAATATGTGGATGGACGCTATCTTCCAAGTTATACTTTTAAGCAAGGAGCATTAAAGAAAAATCAGACCTTTGTTCTTGGAATTGCAGATGCAGTATATGAGTATGCCAGAAATTTAAAATTAAGAGAACTGATAAATCAGAATCATTTTCTATATATTGATGCATTGTTTTGCATGAATGATTCTAAATATATAGAAGAAAATGAGGACGGAAAGCTGTGCCTGACATCTTATGCAAGAAGTCATGTAGATGAATGCTGCTTGGTATTTGAGCAAATCAGTCGTGCAAATAATCGGTATGGTATTTCGTATTATCGTGAGTGCTATTTATGTAGAGATATTTTATCAGATTCATTTACAGAAACGAAATATGTGGAGACACCGGATAATCAAACAAAAGAAGAAAAGGCAGCAGAAAGTAAAAAAATATTAAAAGAGGCAGTAAAAATAGCAAAAATTCAACAAGAGTTACCGGGTGGCTTTGGCGCTACTTTAAAATATCACATGAAGCGCTTGAAAGTTACGGTGGAAAAATTAGAAGAATTATCTTTAGTTGGGTATAAGACAATTCAAACGATGAGAAACAACGAAGCCGTAAATAAGTCACTAAGAAATGTGGTTGCAATTTGCATTGGATTGCATTTACATCCATTATTAAGTGAAGATTTAATTAGAAAATCGGGAAATACATTTAAGTCAACGGAAGAAGATTTTGTATTGCAGTTTTTAGTTCATAATCATTATAAAGCTTCTATTTATGAATGTAACGAACTTTTAACGGAGTATGATTTCCCAGAACTGGGAACAGGAGCTCAAGAATAAGGAAGTGTAAAAGAAATGGAGGGAAAAGAAGTGTGAGTATATTTCAGAAATTATTTAAAAATAAAAATGCAGTAAAGAAAGACAAAGCAATTGCATTTGTTGACTATGAGCATTGGTATTATTCAATTCAAAAAAATTTTGGATTGAAGCCGGAACCAGTTTCATGGAGAAGAAAATTAGAAGAACAATACGATTTGGAAGACGTGATGGTATTTGCAGATTTTGGTCATAAAGGTATCGATGGAGAATTAACAAAGCTGAGGAATATGACGAATACAATCATTGAAACACAGCAAACATTTAGTCGATATAAAAAAGATATGACGGATTTTATTATGTTAGACTACATATATCAGACTGCATATAGCAAGCCAGATATTACAACTTTTATCATTTTTACAGGAGATGGACATTTTCAGTCAGTTACAAAATATTTGATACAAAAGTTGAATAAAACAGTAATTATTTATGGGGTGAGAGATTCTGTCAGTAAACAGTTGCGGACAGTCGCATCAGAATGTTATATGTTACCAACAGATGCGGAAACCTTGCGTGGTTACTATGAAATGATTGTATCAAACTTAGCATATGTATCGGAAAAATCAAATATTATACCAACTTTTAATGGAACGGTATCAGCAGTAGCAAGACATAATGAAGTGCCAGAAGAATTGATTCATGCGGCATTGCAAGAAATGTTAGATAAAGGTCTTATATATCAGCGATTGCAGAGAGTTGCCTTTAATAAAGAAGTTAAAGTAGTAGCAGCAAATTGGGAAGAATTAGCGAAGCAAGGACTTTGGAGTTTTAATTAAAAAAATTTTTGTAAGAATCGGAAGAAAAATTTCCGGTTCTTTTTTTGCGTAAAAATAAAGGTTTCGTCAAAAAGTATATTCTATTTCAAATCTAAACGACAAATTATAGAGAAAAATCGGAAGTTTAGTTTCCGGGGCAAAAACCTATTTTTGCAATATCATACAGCCATAAGGTTGATCAACCCCAATAAAAAGCAAACAGAAAGGATAAAAGAAGATGAGCAAAAAGATTGCATATATCATTCATCCATTTAGGGATGACAAGGAGAATAACGAAAAAAATATGAAGTTTATTGCAGCCGTAGCTGTTCGTTCCGGTACAGTTCCGATTGCAACTGCTTTGTATTTTCCACATTTTTTAAACGAAGAAAATGAAGCTGAGAGATTGGAAGGCATTGATTGTGGATTAACACTTATGGAGTGCTGTGATGAGGTATGGCTGTTCGGTTTTAATATTTCTGAAGGAATGAAAATGGAACTGGACTGTGCAAGGGAATTGAAACTTCCGGTTCGTCTCTACGATATGCATATGAACCGTATCAATCTCAGAACCCTTAAAGCAGATAAGAGAGTGACACCAGAATACAGGGATGCCATTCATCGTTTAAAACTTGTACGGTAGGTACTGAAAATGTTAGGGCAGGTAAATGCATGTTACTTTCTGAAACCGGGTGACCGATTGATGGTCATCCGGGCAAAAAGAAAACGGAAGGTAACGGTAGTGAAAGAGTATCCGTATCACATTCTTGTGGACGTTGGGATGTATAAGGAAAGTATCAACAAAATTGATGTGCTGACAGAAGATGTCAGGCTCATCCATCGATAGAAAGGATAACGATCATGAATAAAGGATTATTACAAATTGCAGAAGGTTTTGCAATGGTAGCAGAAGGTTATAGAAAAATGGCATCTGAAGGGATGGAAATTCCAAAAGATGTTCAGACAGAGGAAAAGCCGGAAAAATCAAGTACACCGGAGAAAAAGATTTCTATTACAGAGGTTAGGGCTGTTATGGCAGAAAAATCCCGTGCAGGAAAAACGCAGGAAATCAAACAGTTATTGAAAGAGTTCGGTGCGGATAAGTTATCTTCAGTACCGGAAGAACGATATGAAGAACTAATGAAAAGGGCGGAGGTGCTGTAATGGGGAAACATGCAAAATACTCGCCATCCAGCGGGCATCGGTATATGAATTGTCCTCCAGCTCTTTTGCTGGAGGAACAGTTCCCGGATGAAGAAAGTCCTTATGCTGCTGAAGGTACAGCAGGGCATAAGTTGGCGGAGCATCTGATAAAGAAGCATTTGAAGATTCGAAGCAGAAGACCAACTTCCGATTACTACAGCGATGAACTTTTGGAAGCTGTAGATGAATATGTTCAGTATGTGATTGAACAGATAGAAGAAGCAAAGCATATCTGCTCTGATCCGGTGTTTTCCGTGGAACAGAAAGTAGATTTGAACTTTCATGTAAAGGATTGTTTTGGTACGGCAGATATGGTGATTGTCACGGATAAAAAGGTTCATATTATCGATCTGAAACTGGGAAAAGGAGTACAGGTGGATGCTGAAAATAATACGCAGTTGATGATTTATGGTTTGGGGATGTTGGATATAGCGGAGATGCTTTTTGATATTGAAACCGTAGAACTTACCATCGTTCAACCGAGAATCAGCCATTTTTCCACATGGGATATCTCAGCAGAAGAACTGCATCAATGGGCAGAACAGGAATTTGAACCGAAAGCGAGAATGGCATTAAACGGAGAAGGAGAATACAAAGCCGGGGAGTGGTGTCGGTTTTGCAAGGCGAGGTTTCAATGCAGGGCAAGGGCAGAAGAGTATCTTCATTTGGCACAGATGGAATTTTCACAGCCAGCGTTACTATCGGATGAAGAAATTGCAGAAGTGCTGTCAAAAGCGGATGCACTAAAGAAGTGGGCAGAAGAAATATACACTTATGCACAGAACGAAGCAATCACGAATCGAAAAGAATGGCCGGGATTCAAACTTGTGCTTGGAAGAAGCAACCGGAAATATACCGATGAGGAGGAAGTGGCGGAAGCTGCAAAGACAGCGGGCTATACCGATATTTACCGGACGAGTCTTATCAGCATTACAGAAATGGAAAAGCTGATGGGAAAAAAGAAATTTAATGAAATCTTGGGCAGTTATGTGTACAAGCCGGATGGGAAAGTCACATTGGTACCAGATTCAGATAAAAGAGAAGCAATTTATATTTCAACCGCAGAGGCGGATTTTAGTCAGGAGGATTAATGATTATGAGTACGAGAGTAAACAACACGAAAGTTATTATTTCAGCGAGAGCATCCTATCTTCACGCATTTGAGCCGGATTCCATCAATGGATCTGATCCGAAATATTCCGTCAGTCTGATTATCGATAAAAAAGATACGGATTTGATTGCAAAAATCAAGAAAGCGGTTGAACAGGCAAAAGAAGACGGGAAGTCAAAATGGGGAGGTAAAATCCCCGCAAATCTGAAATTACCACTTCGTGACGGAGATTTGGACAGGCTGGAAGATGAAGCCTATGCAGGAGCCTATTTTATTAATGCGAATAGCAAACAGGCCCCACAGGTAGTGGATAGAAATGTACAGCCGATTTTGGATCAGAGTGAGTTGTATTCAGGATGTTATATCCGTGCTTCCGTTACTTTTTACGCATATAACAGTAACGGAAATAAAGGAATTGCTGCAGGACTCGGAAATATTCAGAAAGTTCGTGATGGAGAGCCACTTGGTTCCAGAATGAATGCCAAGGATGAATTCGATGCAGTAGACGGTGAGGATGATTTTCTGGCTTAAGAATAAACGGGGGCGGATTTCCGTCCCCTACATAAAAAGGAGACGTAAGGATGGAAATATGGAAAGACATAAAAGGGCAGGAAGGCCGGTATCAGATCAGCAGTACAGGGAGACTTAGAAGAATGCCAAGATATGTAAAAGGGAAGAGTGGCTCGCTGCGGAGACTGCCAATGCAGACATTGGAGCTCACCTATGATGAGGTAAAGAAAATCAAAAGGAAGTTAGAAGAGGGAGAGCATGTGCTGAAGATTGCGGAGGAATTTAACATTTCAAGAAAAGTGGTAAGCAAAATTAAAAGCGGGAGGTCTTATGCATGGGTAGAACATTAGCGATAGATATTGAAACGTATTCAGATGTGGATCTGATTTCCTGCGGTGTATATAAGTACAGCAGTTCTCCTCATTTTGAAATTTTGCTGATTGCATATTCCGTAGATGATGAGGAAACGGTCTGCATTGACGTGGCGAACGGCGAAGAACCCCCAAAGGAATTTATGGAGATGTTATTTGATGATACCGTAACGAAAACAGCGTTTAATGCAAATTTTGAGAGAACCTGCTTTTCAAATTATTATCAGCATTCATTCAGACCAGAAGCGTGGAGATGTACGGCGGTACAGGCGGCCATGTTAGCCCTGCCTCTTTCATTGGAAGGAGTAGGTGCGGTTCTCGGATTGGACAAGCAGAAAATGACGGAAGGAAAAGAATTGATTAAATATTTTTGCAGCCCGTGTAAAGCCACAAAATCAAATGGAGGAAGAACAAGAAATCTGCCGAAAGATGCACCGGAAAAATGGAGACAGTTTAAAACATATTGTATTCGGGATGTTGATGTGGAAAAACAGATACGGCAGAGACTGGCTAAATTTCCTATTCCGAAAAGGGAGCAGGAAATTTACTGTCTGGATCAGAGAATCAATGACCGTGGAATTATGGTGGATCGTAATCTTGTGAATCATGCGGTTGCTTGCGATCTTTTATATAAAGAAACCGCAACAGCGAGAGCCTATGAATTAACGGGACTGGAGAACCCTAACAGCGTGTCACAGTTGAAGCTTTGGCTTAAGGGAAAAGGCTTGGAGGTAGACTCTCTCGCAAAAGATACAGTAAAAGATTTGTCAATGAAAGCAGAAGGAGATGTGCAGGAAGTGTTAAAACTTAGGCTGGCAACTTCTAAGACTTCCGTAAAAAAATATGAAGCGATTGACCGTTCTGTGTGCGCAGAAAATCGTGTTCATGGACTGTTACAGTTTTATGGAGCAAACCGGACAGGCAGATGGGCAGGAAGATTGGTGCAGATTCATAATCTTCCGCAGAATCATCTGCCGGATTTGGAACTGGCGAGAGCATTGGTGTCAGAAGGAAGATATGAAGAAGTGGAACTTTTTTATGAGAGCACTCCGAATGTACTGTCGGAACTAATCAGGACTGCTTTTGTGGCAAAGCCGGGATGCAGATTTATTATCAGCGACTATTCTGCGATTGAAGCCAGAGTATTGGCATGGCTTGCAGGAGAGGAATGGAGATTACAGGTATTTGAAACGCATGGAAAAATATACGAGGCTTCTGCATCCGCAATGTTTCATGTACCGATAGAAGAAATTACAAAAACCTCGCCACTTAGACAGAAAGGAAAAATCAGTGAACTTGCATTGGGATATGGGGGTGCAGTTGGAGCATTGACATCGATGGGGGCTTTAAAAATGGGACTGACGGAAGAAGAACTTCCGGGACTTGTAAGCACATGGAGAAGTGCGAATCCTCATATTACGGCATTTTGGTGGGCGGTTGATGAGGCTGCGATAACGGCAGTACGGGATAAAAAACCATCCAAAGTAGGAAGGTATCATTTGAATATAAAAGCGGGATTTTATTTGTCACGCTTCCGTCAGGACGAAAACTTTCTTATGTGAAGCCACGGATGATGCTGAATAAATTCGGCAGGGAAGGACTGACCTATGAGGGAATCGGGGAATCCAAGAAATGGATGCGTTTGGAAACATATGGTCCCAAGCTGGTCGAAAATATTGTGCAGGCAGCAAGCAGGGATATTTTAGCGGAAGCGATGCTCCGCTTGGAAAAAGAAGGATTTGATATTGTGTGTCATGTTCATGATGAGGTGGTTTTAGAAGTGCCTGATGGGAAATCTTCCGTGGAAGAAGTGAATGAAATCATGGCAGTCAATCCGGTATGGACAGAAGGACTTCCATTAAAAGCAGCAGGATTTGAAAGTCCATTTTATAAAAAAGATTAGGAGGAGATGCAGAATGAAGATTGCAGTGTCTACGGGAAACTCCCGTATGGATAAAAAATGGAATCTGACAGAAATGGAACTTGAGGATTTTAGAGAACGGATTTCCAAGACACAACGTACTGCGGAAACAATGGAACAGTATCGGAAAATGAAGAAGTCGCAACAGGACAATATTAAAGATGTAGGCGGTTTTGTGCTTGGAAGATTAAAAGGCGGGAGAAGAAAGAAGGATTGTGTAATCTCCAGATCCGCTTTGACGTTGGATATGGATTATGCAGTTGCGGATATTGGGGATCAGTTGGAATTGTTTTTTTCATTTCAATGCTATCTGTATTCTACCCATAAACATACATCGGAAAAACCGCGACTTCGTTTGATTATTCCATTGTCCCACGAAGTATCGCCAGATGAATATATGGCTGTCAGTCGGAAGGTAGCTGAAGAAATTGGAATGGAGCTGTTTGATGACACAACGTATGAACCAAGCCGATTGATGTATTGGCCATCCACATCTTCCGATGGAGAGTTTATCTTTCAGGAAATTAAGGGTGAGCTTTTGAAACCGGAAGATGTACTGGCACTATATACAGATTGGAAAGATGTCAGTTCATGGCCGGTATCTACCCGTCAAAGGATAATTGTGCAGAAAAGTCTCAAAAAACAAGAGAATCCATTGGAAAAGAGAGGCATTATTGGGGCGTTCAACCGGACATTTACCATTCAGCAGGCAATTGATGCTTTCATTCCGGATGTATATCAGCCAAGCGAGATGGCAGGAAGATATGATTACATTCCGGCGGATTCTTCTGCGGGAGTGGTGATTTATGATGATGTATTTGTGTATAGTCATCATGCTACTGATCCGGCATGTGGAAAACTTATGAATGCGTTTGATGTAGTAAGGATTCATAAGTTTGGAAATTTGGATGAAAAAGTGACGGAAGAAATAGAAACTACCAAACTCCCTTCTTTTAAGGCTATGCAGGATTTCGCATCAGAAAATGAAGCGGTACGCCAGACTTTATCCAAAGAACGGGAAGAATCAGCACGGCTGGATTTTGCGGAAGAAGATTGGAAGATGCAGTTGGAGTATAACCGACAGGGAATGGTAGTCAATAATCTTAGAAATTTGTTGTTGATTTTAAATAATGACGAAAAATTGAAATCAATTGTGTTTAATCAGTTATCAGATGGAATGGAAATCAAAGGGGAAGTTCCGTGGAATCATCCATCAAAATTTTGGAGAGATGCGGATGATGCACAGTTAATTTCCTATATTGATTTGAATTACGGGAATTTTTCTGCAAGAAATTATGATATTGCGGTTTCAAAAGTAACCGATGATCGTTCCTATCATCCCATTAAAGAATTTTTAGCGGCGTTGCCGGAGTGGGATGAAATTCCGAGAGTGGATACTTTATTGGTGGATTTTCTTGGGGCAGCCGATAACGCCTATGTTCGTGCGGTTACAAGGAAAACATTGGTGGCTGCGATAGCAAGAGTAATGAGTCCGGGATGTAAGTTTGATACGATGCTCGTGTTGTCCGGACCGCAAGGGAAAGGAAAATCCACGTTGATCGCAAAACTTTGTGGAGAGTGGTTCAACGATTCCCTTCTTCTTTCAGACACAAAGGACAAGACTGCAGCAGAGAAACTACAGGGATATTGGATTTTGGAAATTGGGGAACTCGCAGGTTTAAAGAAAACGGACATTGAAACGCTGAGAGGATTTTTGTCAAGACAAAACGATATTTACCGTGCCGCTTTTGGGCGCAGGGCAACTCCCCATCCAAGACAATGTGTGTTTATCGGGACAACGAATGCGGACACTTATCTTAGGGATATTACGGGTAACCGAAGATTTTGGCCGGTAAAAACACCGGGAGGAACCGGAAGGGGGTCTTGGGAGATTACTAAAGATGAAGTGGAACAGATCTGGGCGGAAGCATTGCACTACTACAAAGATGGAGAAACCATTCATCTTCCGAAAGAACTGGAACCAATCGCAGTCCATGAACAGAAAGAAGCGATGGAACAGGATGAGCGAGAAGGAACGATCCGTGATTATTTAGATATGCTTCTGCCAGAAGGTTGGGATTCCATGACTTTGTATGAGCGCCGGAATTTTATCAATGGTTCGGAATTTGAAGGAAGTCATAAGGTGGGAGTGAATCGGAGAACCCGTGTCTGCAATATGGAAATTTGGTGTGAGTGTTTTGGAAAAGAACGCGGCAATTTGAAACGTCAGGATGCGAATGAGATTGCTGCGATTATGAGTAATATCGAGGGGTGGAAACGCCCGGAAGGGAAGATGCGTTTTTCCATTTACGGAGTTGTGAAAGGTTATGTCCGTGAGGAAGAATAATGGCAATTTATCGGAAACAATCGGCAATATGTAGCCCTTTACGGAAGTTGCCATTGCCGATGAGGTATCCGAAAAAAGAGGGGAATGGAAACATAAAAATCTTAGAGTTTACAAGGAAAACAGACAAAAGTTTCCTATGTTGCCGATAGTATCTTAAATAATAAAAAATATAGAATATCGCTTTGTATGTGCGTGTAAAATGCGTGTTGCGTCATATACGCGCGAAATAGGGATGTTCGGAAACGGAGTAAAAAATGGTATCAGAAAAAAGCATAGAGCAGAAGTTAAGAACGGAGACAAAAAAGATGGGAGGCTGGGCGGTAAAGTTCAGCTCTCCCGGTTTGGATGGGATGCCCGACCGCTTGGTATTGTTCCCCGGTGGAAAGTTGGGATTTGTGGAACTGAAAGCACCGGGAAAAAAGATGAGACCACTTCAGGAAAAGAGAAAGCGGACATTGGAAGAACTGGGGTTTTTGGTATTCTGCGTAGATAGTAAGGAAATGATTGGAGGAGTGCTACATGAAATACGAACCTTATGAATATCAATCGTACGCTTCAAGGTTTATTTTAGAACATCCTTATTGCGGATTGATTTTAGATATGGGACTTGGAAAGACAGTAATCACGCTTACGGCATTATTTGCATTGGCATTGGATTATTTTACGGCGGGGAAAATTCTTGTCATAGCACCTAAAAGGGTAGCAGAAGATACTTGGCCGAAAGAATTAAAAAAATGGGAACATCTTATAGGGATGAAAGCAAGTCTGGTATTGGGAACAAAAAAGCAGAGAGAGCAGGCATTGGCAGAAGCAGCCGATGTTTATATTATCAACAGGGAAAATGTGGTGTGGCTGGTAGAGAATCATCGTTGGGATTTCAGTACGGTAGTAATTGATGAATTGTCTTCTTTTAAATCCAGCAAGGCTCAGAGATTTAAAGCATTGAAACATGTGAGACCACAAGTTTCCAGAGTGATCGGATTGACAGGAACCCCATCTCCGAATGGCTTGTTGGACTTATGGCCACAAATGTATTTGTTGGATATGGGACAGAGGCTTGGAAGATATATAGGTGGTTACAGAGAATGCTTCTTTTTACCGGACAAAAGAAATCGTGAGATTATTTATTCTTATAAACCGAAACAGGGTGCAGAAGAAAAAATCTATAGTCTTATAAGTGATATTTGTATTTCCATGAAGGCAGCCGATTATCTAAATATGCCGGAACGGATAGAGAACCGTGTGGAAGTGAGTATGAATGCCAAAGAAGAAAAATTGTATCAGTCATTTGAAAGAGATATGGTTCTTTCCATAGGCGGGGAAGAACTGGATGCCGTGAATGCAGCGGCACTTTCCAATAAATTATTACAGATGGCAAATGGTGCTGTTTATGGAGAAGATAAAAAAGAGATTTCCATTCATGACAGGAAATTGGATGCTTTGGAAGATTTGGTGGAAGCGGCAAATGGGAAACCAGTATTGGTAGCGTACTGGTACAAGCATGATCTCATGAGAATACAGAGGCGCCTTCCTGAAGCCAGAGTGATTGATACTTCAAAGGACATAACGGACTGGAATCATGGCGAAATTGCGATTGGATTGATTCATCCCGCATCAGCCGGACACGGGCTGAATCTTCAGGAAGGAGGATGTACTATCGTGTGGTTTGGATTGACATGGTCGTTGGAATTATATCAGCAGATGAATGCCAGACTTTGGAGACAGGGGCAGAAGCATACCGTGGTTATACATCATCTGATTACAAAGGGAACACACGATGAAGATGTCATGAAAGCGCTAGAGAAGAAGGAAACTGGACAGTCCGCATTGATCCATGCAGTACGGGCGAGGATTGGAGGAATGTGACATGACAGCAGAAAGGATGTTTAAGGAATATAAGAATTTGAAGAAGGAACAGGGAATTTTACTTTTTCAGTTGGAACAATTCAGCGGGATTGAGGAATCAGATGTTATCAATTCCATGATGTTCGGTCATGCTGATGGCAATGACAGGGTACAGACAAGCAATCGATCAGATAAAACTGCATCCGTTGCAATAAATTATAAAAGTGTGATGGATCGGGAAAATGATGAATGGTTTGAGTTTCTTTGGAACAGATATCAGACAGTTGTAGAAGAACTGAAATTTTTTGAACATAGCGTTGCAAGTTTGGATGGGATTCTGCCGGAACTGGTAATGGATCTGGTACGAGGAGAGCTTACATGGGAAACAATGGAACAAAAATATAATGTAAGTCATGCCATGATTGGAAAATACAGGAAAGCAGCAATGAAGGAACTGGATTTTTTGTACGAGCTTCGTGATAAACAGACGGAAGCCTTTATTTTGGGATAAGGAGGACATAAAGAAATGTGCAGACGAGGCGAAATTTATAATGTGGATTTTGGAAATAATGAAAATTCGTATAAACAGTGTGGTGTCCGTCCAGCTCTGGTCGTGAGCAATAACAGGGCAAATGAAAACTCTCCGGTGGTAACGGTTGTACCATTGACTGCGAGGGTGTGGAAGAAAAAATATCTTCCAACCCACGTACAGATACCATTAAAAGCAAGTGTTGGATTATCAAAACCAAGCATGGCATTAGCTGAACAGGTGGAGACTTTGGATAAGAATCAATTACTGGAGAAGCTGGGAGAGGTTTACGATGAGATGGTCATGCAGCAGATTACGATTGCCCTTCAGATACAGATAGGGGTTTATGCAGAATATAATTGACGAATGTAACAGCGGGTCTATGTAGATACCGCTGTTCGTGTTATAATGAGATAAATGGGGAGGAGAAGGATGGAAGGAAAAAATTATTGGAGATTACGGCGTTTTTCATTGTTTTATAAATACTATGCGTTTGTAGATACTGAAGAATATCTTGGAGATCAGTTATTTATT